ACTTTGTCATGATACTCAATAATGACGCGATCAGCATCGTCACCTTGATACACCGTCTTTACTTTTCCTTCTGTAATTACATTCATAATGTTCTATTCAATCTAGTTTCTGCTTGGTCTGGGAAGTCTCTAGGACGACTATCAGTAGCATTATCAGTTCTAGGTGAACCTTCATTTGCCTTCATTGTATGCTGATAGTTAGGTCGTGGATATCTAATGCAAAATGGATCAGGCATCCAATATGTTACTTGCCATTCTTGATCAGGACATAACTCAAGATGTTTTTCTACAGTGTGAGAGAAACTACCCAATTGTATGTATCCATCGTGACTAATACATCTACCATTACCAACATCAACCAAGAACATCATCTTACTACTCATAGCATTTTTTGTTCTGGGTTGAGGTTCTTTACAAATTGTACGGGATCTTTTTCTGACTTATGAACCCAATGATACCGAATACATTCAAACTCAGGATCCCAAGTCTGAACGCAGATATAATCAGTTTTGTTCATAGTATGTTATCAATTTTTGTACTTGTTTTTTATCACAACCACAGGGAGCATTATTTAAGCATATAAGAATCAATTCAGTATCACTAATCGGAGGCTTAATTGTAAACCCCCATCTATCAACTTCACCTTCTACAGGTGCTTCGCAAGGATCAAATTCGTGTGGCATCAGTCACGTTGCCTCCAATCATCGGGTTTATCTCTCTGAAACCAATCTTTAATATCATCAGCACTGTTGAACCCCGTTTTATGATTGGATGGATCGGGGTCTCCTAAACCCATCCTATTCAGAAAATCGTCGGTACTACCTTCCTCAATATCTTGCGATGCTTGCCTTCGTGCCTTCTGTAACCAGTCCCTAGCAAGGGTATGCGACTTGGCAAGTTTCTCTACCCAGATCATATCCTCTAACGGAACATGTTCTTTATTGGCAATACACCTACAAATAGACTCTAATCTGAGTCGGTAAGCGGTAGAAAGCATGTTAGTTCTTTCGGAGTTTAGATTCTAATTCTGAAGTTTTATTGAAATCAGCATATGCTGCTTCTGATCTTTCACCGAGAATAGTTAAAATGTCATCACGAATCACATCGTTATCAACATAATCATCAAGATACTTATCTAGTGCTTCCTTCAGGTATCTATACCTGTGCCACTCCGGTGAGTATGGTTTATACATGATGATAATAATACATGCTAACGATCATAATACTATCTATTGGGTTTGTCAATCTAGTCCAAGATTACCTTGTTCCTCAGTTTCCTCAAGCATGGAAGTGATGATGTGTTCATTCCCATCCATCATTTTCACAGCATACAAACTTGATTTAGCATACTTCTTTAGACCTTTATACTTTTTGATGAGCACATCAATCTCATCCAAGTCAATGGTAATTTCTGCGTCCTTTCCTGTTCGACCAGCATTCTGGTTACCACCGAATCCAATACTCATTTTCTTTTCTTCCCCTCCCTCTTTGCTTTCACACCCCAAAGTTTAGGATTAACAGTTCCATATCCAAAGTCAATTCTTTGGACAGAACCTTTTCCATACTTATCATAGTACATATCAAAAAGTTTAGAGACCTTGCCACAGCGAACAAGATCAACGAATTTTTGATTATCAACAATATACCAGATCAACCTAGCATCCGTTGGAAAAGATTTATCGTTCGCAGTTTCAAGAGTAGTTTTCTCAAGAAGGATCTGGCAACTATAGTCGGATGGATTTACACTACTACTCTCTGATCCAAACTCAGCCATTTCCTTTTCCTGTTCTACTGCTACCGTCATGAACGGTCCCCCCATCGAATGTCAGGGAATGCCTGAGCAACATTTGCCTGGGATATTTTATATTTAGTTTGCAGTTGTTTATCTTTTGTTAAGCACAAAATCTTTGCCTCCTCTGGGTGCAGACCTTCTAACATCTGAATAAACATAGTCTCTCTACGAAGACCATTCAGGGTATCATTACCACCCTTTACAAAGTTATAGAGATGCTTCCACTCTCGACGGAGAGAGGTGTGATCAGTTCCAACAGGAACTTCATTCTCTTTGTATGGAACTTCTCCAGGTGGAAGAATACTGATGATGCTGTCATCAAAGTTCCAGATCAGAATGGAAGTCAGGGCATCATTGCGATACTCCTGAAGAATCTCCGCTTTCTTAGCACCACTCCGTTGCTTGCTCGCGAGTTCTAGAATCTCGTGAAGGAATGGGTTAGGTGGTAGTTTGACTTCCTTTGTTGCCTTAGTCTTCGTCTTCGTCTTCGTCGTCGTCATAGCCATTTTCAAATCGTACTGCTAAAATTTCGTCTGGTAATACATTTCCGTTTTCATCAAACATCTCTGGATGCATATAAACGGGTTGGGTTTGGAACTGATGCTCCTTTGCTAACCATCCTACCACACCTCCTACAAAAAAGAACATGATAGAAACTAATGTTCCGATAGTCAAGGTTACTGCTAACATCTTTTGTCCTCCAGAGATTTATTTCTTTCTGATGTCCAGATATAAGTTTAGGTGAAATACAATCTCTCTGCGAAAGAGAGCGACCATCTTACCAAACTTTATCTGAAAAGTTTTCGGGGGTTCTGGTTTCTTCCTCCTTCTTCTTAGTAGTAACTCAAACCCACGATTAATGTGGGTATCATCGTTATTTAGATTGCTTCTTTCTTCGTCCAGGTTTTCGGTCATCACTATACCTCCTTGCATCTTCTATGAAACTTTCTAAGTAGTTTCTGATTTTTCGTGCTTGAGGTTTAGGGATGTGACCATAACCTTCACGCAATTGTCGGTGCTCGTTATCAGCACCACCTTTGAGATATTCATCCAGATCTAAAATCAATCCACCAATTTCATTAGCAGTTGAACTTGAAATGAATGAATCTATCTCATGCTTTTTTATTTTGCTGTCCTTGAGGTAATCATAAAATCTTAAGTTCATTTGTCCCTCAAAGGCATTATCAATCGCATGTTCTATTAGATCGAAGATGTCGCTGAGGTTTTGTTCCATTAGACTAAATTCTGTTCTCGTAAGTATTTGACAGTTTCGGAGCAACCTCCGATGGATGTTTCATCAACTAAAACTTGCGGGAATGTGGATCCAACTCCAAACTTGGAGTAAAACTCCTCCCTAGTATAGTCTCTGTTTAATTTATACACCACATGTTTTTGCTCTGCCAACTGTAACACCTGAACTACCTTGGTGCAATAAGGGCAACCATCTCTTGAATAAACTGCGAATGTCACTTTTGTACCTCCTTCCAATCGTTTTCAAAAATATCCATACCTTTATCAGTAAGGATGTGGTCATACATCTGTTCAAATACCTTAGGTGGCATCGTGCAGATCTCAGCACCATTATACCATGATCTGATAGCACGTTGCACGCTACGGATAGAAGCAGACAGAACCTGAGTTGACACTCTATGAATACGATACAACTCAGAGATGGATCTGACAACCTCTAGACCCGCTACTGACTGGTCGTCCAAGCGTCCTACAAAAGGAGAAACATATGTTGCCCCTGCCTTCGCTGCTAAGACCGCCTGAGAGGCACAGAAGATGAGTGTGACATTGACCTTGATACCTTCATCTGAAAGTGCCTTACAGACCTTCAGACCCTCGCGTGTGCAGGGAACTTTGATGGTAGCAACATCACCAAACTTTTGGGACAGTCTAGATCCCTCCATATACATCTCAACAAAATTTCCCATGACCTCCATGGAAATATCTTTGACGCCAATATCTTTAATCTCTTGATAAACTTCTTCGGGATCACGACCCGCTTTCATGATGAGGGTAGGGTTAGTGGTGACGCCATCCACCAATCCAGTATCAAAGTGTTTTCTGATGACCTCCGTGTCAGCAGTGTCTAGAAAAATTTTCATTAAAAAAGGGCGATTGATACGCCCATTATATATCAAGAATTGTCTTTGTTGTAAAGACCCTCAAGTCGTTCTTTTGTTAAATCAACATACATGACTTCATCGCCAGGGGCAGGTGCCTCTGGATGTTTTTGACGAACGGGTTTAGGTTTCATGTCGAGTGACATGATATTTGCCCACATCATTGCGAATGCAGCACCCCCAATGAGGGCAAAGCATACACCATATACAAAAACTAGATAATGATTCATGCTTCTTGTAGAGATTGAACTGTGTTGTGAAGTTCTCCAATATCACGGAGACCTTCAACACTGAACCAGGGAGCATTTGCCCAACTGAATCCTTCACCCATGGTGCTATCGGGTGCAGTGATGTACCAATGACATGCTGTGTCAGGCACATCTACTGCACACTTAGACCAGTCGTCACTCCATTGTGGAACTTGAACCCACATGAGAGCAGCAAACATAATACTGTATAGTGCTTTAATCATTTGTGAGTCTCCGTTTTATGAGATGGTCTAGTGAGAAATTACCCCCACCATTGAGAACGATACAAGCTGCACCTCCCCAGTAAAGAACTAAGAGTTCTAACAGATAGATGTTAAATCCAGATGTAACTAGAGCATGATAAATTGCGAATGATATTGTACCTAAGATTGCCAAGGCACCCAGACGAGTGCCGAGTCCAAAGATAACCAACCAACTCCCCACAATCTCAGCAAATGCTGCGAAGTATGAGGAGACGATTGGGAATGGAAGATGCAATGGTCGTACAAATGCATCCGCAAAGTTTTCAATGTTCTCTAGTTTCTCATATCCATGATGGATAAGCATAGTGCCTATCGCTATACGAAGTAATAAGAATCCTAGAGATTGAATCACAATGCGTTACCTCTTGGTAGTACTTCCTCTGGGAATACGAAGTTTTCGTGTGGTTGATCAACTGGTGCCAACCAAGCACGCAGACCCTCATTGAGCAGAATGTTCTTAGTGTAGAACGTTTCAAACTCTGGATCTTCTGCTGCTCTGATCTCCTGACTCACAAAGTCGTAAGCACGAAGATTAAGAGCAAGCCCAATAATCCCAATACTACTAGTCCAGAGCCCCATAACTGGAACAAATAACATAAAGAAATGAAGCCAACGCTTGTTACTAAAAGCGATACCAAAAATTTGAGACCAGAATCTGTTGGCTGTAACCATAGAGTAAGTCTCTTCCTCTTGGGTTGAGTCAAAGGCTTTGAATGTGTTTGCCTGTTCACCATCTTCATACAATGTATTCTCTACTGTGACACCATGGATTGCTGACAACAGTGCTCCACCCAGTATACCAGCAACTCCCATCATATGGAAGGGGTTTAGGGTCCAGTTGTGGAACCCTTGTAGGAAGAGAAGGAATCTGAAGATTGCGGCCACCCCAAAGGACGGAGCGAAAAACCAACTGGACTGACCCAGTGGGTAGATAAGGAAGACGCTGACAAAAACAGCAATAGGACCAGAGAACGCAATAGCATTGTAAGGACGGATTCCAACGAGACGACTGATTTCAAACTGACGAAGCATGAAACCGATTAAAGCGAAAGCTCCGTGGAGCGCCACAAAAGCCCAGAGTCCCCCAAGTTGACACCATCTGACGAAATCCCCCTGAGCCTCAGGACCCCAGAGAAGAAGAAGAGAATGACCCATAGCGTCAGCTGGAGTACTAACTGCCGCTGTAAGAAAATTCGAACCCTCAAGATAGGAACTAGCGAGACCATGGGTATACCAGCTCGTAACGAAAGTTGTACCAGTAAGCCAGCCGCCAATAGCAAGATAAGCAGTGGGAAGAAGAAGAAGTCCAGACCAGCCAATAAAAACGAAACGATCCCGCTTAAGCCAGTCGTCGAGTACATCGAACCACCCCCTCCTTTGTTGTTGTAGTGTTGATGCTACCAATTTGTTTTACCTCCTTTAAGTAAAATAGTTGTGGCCAAGTATCACGAATGATCTCAACCAACTTATACGGTGTTTGTGAACTTATCATATCTTAACACAAACGGAGAAAAAAATGGGGGACCGAAGTCCCCCCTTCTTTTTATTTAATTTGTATCAACCGATCGCAGGTGCGGTGAGTGCCACAGGAGTGGACTCAACAGCAGCGAGGTCGAGTGGGAAGTTGTGTGCGTTACGCTCATGCATAACTTCCATGCCCAGACCAGCGCGGTTGAGTACGTCTGCCCAAGTGTTGAGCACACGACCCTGACCATCGATGATGGACTGGTTGAAGTTGAAACCGTTCAGGTTGAACGCCATCGTGGAAACACCAAGTGCGGTGAACCAGATGCCAACAACAGGCCATGCTGCCAAGAAGAAGTGCAGCGAGCGGGAGTTGTTAAAGGAAGCGTATTGGAAGATCAGGCGACCGAAGTAACCGTGAGCGGCGACGATATTGTACGTCTCTTCCTCTTGACCGAACTTGTAACCATAGTTTTGGGACTCAGTTTCTGTCGTCTCACGGACGAGCGAAGAAGTAACGAGACTTCCATGCATAGCAGAGAAAAGAGATCCACCGAATACCCCAGCAACACCGAGCATGTGGAACGGGTGCATAAGGATATTGTG